ATGGCAGCAGGAGGCGACACTTGATCGGGTATTTCTTCAAAGACCCTAAGCCCGGAGATGGTTCTTAGGTTGGCTGCGATGCCTGACCTAATTGCAGCGATGCTCACGCAAACCTGATTTTCTGTAGGGGTTTATTAGCCTCTCGATGTCCGGGTCAAACTTGCTAACCCTAATGACTCCGATGTCGCCAAAGCCCATTACCCCACCGGGAGAGTCGTTGCGCTTAAAAAGTCTTGATGCAAGAAGCACTGTTGCTTGCTTGATTGCGATTGGCACTGAGGCAAATCCAAAAGTTCCTTCGACTCTGACAGTGACCTCTAGTCCGCTTCTAGGCCAGTAATAATCTCCGACAGCACGAAGGCTATCAAACGGGCAACCATTCCTCCTGCGATCCCGTTAGTGGCTCTAGCTGGTAATCGCTTGAAGTCCAAGTCTCGTCATAAACTCCGTCTGCTGCCGTGCTTGTCTTGATTGAAACTAAATTGGTAAGGTCGTCAATTTGGCAAACGATGGAATCTTCCGGTGCATAAAAGCGGTGCGTCTCTGTAGGGAAGAACTGTCGCTCTGTCGATTGGTCTATGTCTCGACTAGCGCTTTCGATTGCAAGCTCTAGCAGGTCGTCGTCGATGGTGTCGCTCACTGGGATTCTAAGAGAAGCCTTGACCTCGTTTAGAGTGCAGTATCCATTTGTAATTGCCAATGTAAACCTCCAAGCTCTAGTCTAACTTAGTGCCGATAGATAGCGAAAAGCCCTCACCATTCTGGCAAGGGCTTCTCTCAACGCGGGAACTATGAAGACAAACAACATAGCTTGCTAATCGTAGCATAGCGAAACCCTGTTAGCAATCTACAAACTAACAGGGCCTCGGTCTAGTTCGTTGGGTTAGCTTGCGCCGCCTACGAAGTGCTTGACCTCACCTGCGTGAGTTAGGTCACCATCAAGACGCATAGTGAATCTCCAAGTGGTTAGGTCGTTCTGGAAAGCGAAGTCAGTTGAAGAAGCAACCTCTAGGCCACCTGCCATACGAACCTTGTAGCTGTCAAGTGAACCAGCAATGACTGACTTCGCATCTATTGCGGTGTCCTCAATGTGTGGATTCTCGAAAACAGCGTAACCAGCAAATGTGTCCTGACCGGCTGGGCCTACCTGGGAGATGTTGTACAAGTAGTTCCCTGCGGTGTCCTTTAGCTTACGCATTGCACCAACTGAAGCAGTGTTAGCCTGGAGCGCAAACGATGCCTTACGCCTTGTGGCCGCATCTACCGAGTAGATAAGGTCAATTAGGTTGTCGGCAGTGAAAGCACCTGCAACACCAGTCGCACCAGTCACGCCAGCAGCAGATGCTGTAACGATTCCGTTTGGCTGTGAAGAACCAGTTCCAACAGTTAGTGCTGCGTTTACTGCGTAACCAATTCCCTGTCCAGCCTGACCTGCTAGGTGTGCGCCAAGGTTGAACCCTGCGTCAGTTACTAGCTCGTTAGCTGCCTGAATGATTCCGCCGTACTTGTAAGCGCCAAGCGTGATGCTTGCATAGGTAGGCTCTACGTCTGCAAGTGACGCGCCTGCGCCCTTTAGGGTCATTGCCGAGTAAGCGGTCAAAGTTGGAATTGTCAACGATGATCCAGTTGCGGTCTGAATGATTTCCGAAGTCTCAAGCATTGGCCCAGCAGCGCGAGCAACATCAAATACCTGGTCGTAGAACGACTTTGGTACGGTGTTAGCCGATGGGACTAGAACAGCACGCTTTTCAAAAGTGTGTCCGCGTGACTCGCCAAGAGCCATTGCGCGGAAGATGTCGGTAGAAGAACGTTCCTCAGATACGGCAGGGATGAATCCCTTAGCTGCGGCAGATGCCTCAACCTTACGTTCCTCGTTGCGCTTTCCTACTGTGATGGTTTCGTCAGCCTTTGAGATGTCGGCTTCGATTGCGTTGATCTTTGATACTTCAGCAGCGTCAAGTCCGCGACCCTCAGCTTCGGCGAAGTCAATAACTTCTCGAACCTGCGTAATAAGGTTGTTGCGAACTTCGTGCTGAGTCTTAATGAACTCAGACATTTAGTCTCCTTGTTAGTTGTCTATGGATGCAGTGGCGCAGACGCTCAACTGACTACCGCAGGTGCCAACACGCATACGATGCTTCTAGTTTACATTAAGGGTGCATAAGGCTTTTATGTCGTCGCTGCTAGACACAAGAAACCCCCTCGGGGAAGAAATGAAACCCGAGGGGAAGAATCTTGATGCTTGGCGGGAGAGGTAATGAAAGGGGTTAATTACCTTAGTTCTTCCGGCTTGGTTACACGAGACTCTTTTTTTAGCGCGGGAGTTGGAGCGCCATCCTGCACCTCGTTGTCATCACGAGGGGTCTTGTCTAGCTCGACAATAGCGGTTGCCCACTTGTCTGCCAGTGAAGCTATTGCACCGCTTGAAGGGTTACCTGCTAAGTCTAGGATTACTTTTTGATTTGGTCTTTGGTAGCCATTAGATGCCTTTCATTAGAAGCTCTAGCTTCTTCTTCTTAAGTTCAAGCATAGACAGGTCGCCAACTATTACTGGCTCTGGCTCTGCTTCGGTTGCTGGCGATAAGGTGCTTATTACTCTGCTAAGCATTTCTTGTTCGTCAGATGTAATGTTTAGTCCATCTTCAATCTTTACTAGTGCGTCTGCCAAAGCCTCGGCATCAACATCTGCGCGCTCTGCGATTATTTCAAACTTGCGAACTGAAACAGTTCCAGCGGTTGCGGTGTATGCAGGCCAAGCCACAATTGAAACTTCGTGAAGTCTTACTTGCTTTAGTGTCCGCTCTGATCCGTCGCTTGACCAAGTGTCGCCGCCGGTTGGAACGCTGAAGCCGAATGACATAGCATCCACGTCGCCTCTTTTAAGAAGCTCTGCGACATCCCGGCCTCGGCTGGTATTAGGCAGCATACCCTCGACTCTTAGCCCTCGGTCATCTTCAATTAGGTTCACTGTTCTGGCCCTTGTAGAACCAAGGATTTCGCCAGCGTCGTGATTCCAAAGAAACTTGACATCGTTGCGAGACTTTAGCGAACGCTTGAAAGCGCCTTGCGCTATCCGCTCGGTGAACGGAAGTGGCAGGCTAGGGGAGTTAAACATCGCAGCGTATCCGCTGAAGTGCATCCCGTCTGTTTCTTCCCGAATCTCAAAGTCGGTCGTTGTTACTCGTTGCTCAATTCCTGACACTGTTGCGCCCTTCAATTAGTCTTCTTTGAGTTTACCATCTTTACACCTTTAGGCTTGAAGTTTTCCACCTTAGCGATTGGTTCTTCGATTACGGGCTTGGGTGGTTCAACCTGAGCTTTAGGCGCTGCTGCCACTTTTAGGTTCGTGGCTGGTATGCCGTTGGTGCCGTTGATAAGTGCCATTTATTTTCCTGCCTTCTCTACTCAACGCCGTAAGCGCTTGTTGGGTCTTCAGGGTCAACTTGTGCTATCCCCTGTAGTTGAACGCTTGGAAGCCCCGTGTGAGCCACGGCAGGCAGTCCCATGGCCACTAAGACCTCTGAGGGGTCAAAGCCCGCCAGAACCAGCTTGGAAGCCATAGAGACCTTCTTGTCGGTTGCCACTAGGTCGGCTGAATCTATTCCGACGTTAGCAAGTGGAACCCTTGGCATATTGGCGCTTTTTGTCGTCTAACGGGGACGAAGGTCTTCTAGTCGACGGACATCGTTCACGCTTAGGAATCCGCTTTGGAGTCCAGTTGAGTAAGCAGCCATTCTGTTTTGAATGTCGGCTCTGAGCAGCCCGTCGATGTTGAACTTTAGGAAAGAGTTCTCTCCACCTGCCGTTCTTGACATTAGAGGACTGAAAGCGCTTTCGATTTTTGCTATTATTGGACGTAGGCAGTGGGTCACAAAAGCAAGGTTGTTTTGTTCGACCGAACTGTAAGTGTTTGAGCCAGGGAGGTTGAGCATATTGCTTGGGACTCGGAAGGCTCGTGCAACATCTTCGACTGCAAGCCTGCGAGAATCCAAGAACTGCGCTCGGTCGTTCTCGGTGTTTGTCTGTGTGTATTTAGCGCCTGCCGAAAGAATGGCAGTCTTGTGTGCCTTGTTCCAGCCTGAGTGCCTTGAGTCAAATCCTGTTTGCAAAGCCTTTGCTTGGTCAGCAGTAAGGTTGCCGGGAAATTCAATCACGCCGGAAGTCTGAGTCCCAGAACCAAAGAACTTAGCTGCATAAGCTTCAAGAGCTTTTGCCAATGCAAAGTTC